AAACTAGGATAAATATTTGCAGCACTCCAATTTGTAGGGGTACTTCCTGATGGCAATACCATTCCTGTTGGAACAGAAATTGTAAATAATTGAGTGGAAGCATTTAAACCAGAACAATATAAAGTTACAACAATATTTCCAGTTTCGCCAACTGAAAAACTTCCTGTAGAAGTTGACATTACAGATGATGTTGCAAATGTTCCTTGAACTTGATTAAAAGTTTGTTTATATGCAGCAATCGCAGAGCTTATTACAGGTAAATTAGCTATTTGTGCAGGAGAAGCACTAGAATAATAATCAGATCCAGTACCTTCATATTTAATATTATTTACATTGTATCCAGCGCCATAAGTATCATTAATAATGATACCGCCAACAAAATTAGGGTCAAATGTAAGATTTGAAAATGTACAATTATTATTTCCTGCTTTGGCGTTTATTCCTACATTTGAACCACCTGAACTTGTAAAACGACCATCATTAATAGTAATTTCACCGCAGTTATTACCTAAAGTAAATCCTGTTTGATTAGTTAACAACATTTGGAAATTGGAAAAATTAGTTCTAAATGTTGTTCCACCACCAGAATAATTGTTAAATATTACTGGCCCAGCCAAAACAGTTCCAGCACCAATCATAATTTCTTCTGTATGAGTAGTGTTAGCGTTATAAGTAAAGTTAAATGTATATCCAGTAGAAACGCAGCCAATATAGCAACTAGTTACTTGAAATACAAAAATATCGCTAATATCAAAAGTGTTAATGAAATTATCTAAAGTACAATTTACAAAAGTCCATCCTTGGTTGAAATAACTTGTGCCACCAGGACTTCTTAATTTAACTCCATAAGTTCCTGCTGCTCCTGTAGAGCCAAATATTTCACTATTAGCTACATAAATTGCTACGTTAGCACCGCTAGAATTAATACCATTTTCAGTATAAATATAGCAATTAGTTACAAAAACTTCACGAACTGCTAATTGCAAATCTAAAAATAAACCTATAGATGTACTGGAAATACGCAAACCATTTAATGTAATTGCGCTTGCATAGTTAGCAAAAGAAGTTGGCTGATTTGTAGCTCCTATACATTGCAAAAATGATGATGCTGTACCACTAATATTAACTTGTCCTCCACCATTTATATTGATAGAGGTGGCAGCTACGGCAGTTTTAAATAAAGGGTTTGAACCAGTATTTGCAACAATATTTGTTCCTTCAATGTTAATTACTCTATTTGAAGGAATAGTTACAGTATTTGATATTAAAAATGTACCGCTAGTCATGTTTACTACAGAAGCAGCATTTATAGCAGCCTGAAAAGCAGTAGATGAATCAGTTACTCCAGTAGGATCTGCTCCAAAATCTAAAACAGATACAGTTTGTTGCAATTTTGATTGAACTGATTGAGATAATTTAGCAGTTCCAGTTCCAGAACCAATTCCTGTGGCTGTAAAATATACTCCTACAGTATTAGTTGCAGCTCCAATAGCCACAAAATTGGTAGTTCCTATTGAAGCTATTTGATAACTTGAGCCGACAACAAAACTACCAGCATTTACTGTATATCCTTCTTCATAAGCAATAGAACTAGCATCATTGGCAAAAGGAGATGGTGCATTACTTGGAATATTGTCCCAAGAGGCTATTTGTACTGCATTTGCTGTTTGCAATATAAATTTATATCCAAATCCTACAGTTATCCAAATTTCATTAGGAACACGACCAGCAGAATCCAAAACAATAGGATTTGAATTTGCAATATTTCCAGAAATACTTGTATAAGTAGCTAATGGAGTTGATGTTCCAGCAGAATAAGAATAAAGAAGGCCTCCAGCTAAAGGAATACCATTGTTATCAAAAAACTGCCATCCTGCTCCAGCTAAAGGTGAAAGAGTAACTGCCATATATGTTCCTAAATATTTGGTGTAAAAACTTGTGGAAGCCAAGGCGCAACAACAATTTTGCTATTTTTAATGGAATTTAACTGTTCTTCTAATCTAGATTTTATTAGATTTACTCCGTCTTTCATAGTTTCTTGTTCAATCCAAGAGGCCACCATTTCTTCTGTAACTTCTAAAAATGGAGTTTTAATAACTGGATTATCAAACCACCAATTACCTTCAGTTTCTACAGAATTATCTCCATCTTGAGCAATTATGCTATATTTGGCATGAGTGATAAGGTCATTGTCAGCAGAAATTTCTAATATTTTCCATACATAATTCATATTATTTTCCTGTGGCAGCTAATTGTTCTGCCGTTGGTTGTGGCTTTTCGTTTGTCCAAGATTTAATATATGGGCCTTTCCCATTAGAGTCATCTTGTAAAAAAATTGTTCCTGTAAATGGATTAAAATCTTCCGTTTTTAAATCAGGATAAATTGCAATTATTTGATCATATAAAGACATTACGCACCTCTTACCATAACAGCAGAAAAGAATCCATTTGTTGCATTTAATGTTCCAGTTCCTTGAACTACATACATTTCAATATAATCAGTTGTTCCATTCATATAAACTACATCACTAGTAGTAAAACTTACTCCACCACTTGAAGCACTATATCCAGAACCTACTGGACCTGTAGCACTACCATTTTTTTCAAAAAACAAATTAGTATAAGTTGCTGTATAGCTAAAGAATGTTACTGCTCCTGTTAATTGATAATAACCAGCTACAGTAGGAGTAAAACGATAATTTGTAGTTGCATCAAAATTATTATTGGTATCAAAAGTTTTTGCATTTAATATAATTTTTGTTACAGTATTAACTGCACAAGATGTGTTTCCAGTAGTGTAAGCCCTACAAGCTGGGGCTACGTTTGCATACCAAGAAGATCCGTTAGAAACTAAAAATGCTCCAGATGCTCCTGAAGAAGTTAATCCAGTTCCACCAGCAGCAACTGGCAAAGTTCCAGCAGTTAGAACTGAAGATGAAGTTGAATAAATAGCATTATTAGCTGCCGTAAATCCAGTTAATCCTGTACCGCCATATCCAGTTGCCAATAATCCTGCGACAGTTACAGCTCCTTTTGTAGCTGTAGATGGAGTTAATCCAGTAGATCCAAAGCTAATGCTGGTAACTGAAATAGTTGCAGGATCTGTCCATTGAGGAGCAGTTCCGCTAGAGGTCATAAAATAACCGCTAGTTCCAATTCCAAGCTTAGTAAAAGCCGTTCCTGATGCGTAATAAGGCAAATCACCAGCCGTATAGCTAGTAAGACCAGTACCTCCAGCAGTTGTTGGAACAGTTTTCCAGCCAATAACTTGAACAGAACCGCCAGAATCTTTATAAAAAAGTTTGCCATCAGCAATATTGATAGCTAATTCAGATCCTGTGGCGTTATTTAATAGATTTCCAGCAGTAGGAGTATTACCTCCTGTAGAGCTTGAATATATTAATAAGGGGGTAAATCCTGTTTGCGCCATCTAGAAAGCTCCTCCACCAACTCCACCAGTAGCCGTAAATACTCCTGTGGATGGTATAAATGATAATTTAGTCGATGTAACCTTAACAGGCAAATTTCCTGTATTAGCTGTTACCCATGTTGGATATACAGAAGAACTTGTTGCAGAATCGTCTGTAATGCCTACGTTTGTTGTATTAGTAACAGCAGTAGTTCCGATTGCCGTAACAATTTGTGATGCTGTTGCAATGCTTAAAGCACCAGTAGTAGTGGTGCTATATACAATTCCTGAAGCTAAAGCTGATGTTCCAGCCGAATAATCAGTACCAGCAGTTGCAGCAGAAATAGCTGTTCCATTACCTTTTAATACACCAGTAATTGATGTAGATATAGTAATTGCTGGGGTAGTTGTTGCTGTGGCTACAGTCCCTGCAAAGCCATTAGCTGAAACTACAGATACAGAAGTTACTGTTCCAGTACCAGTACCAGTAGAATTAATAGTAATAGCAGCAGAACCATTATAAGTTGTTCCAGAACTAAATGAAATGCCTGTTCCAGCCGTCAAATTAAATAAACTGCCACCTAAAGAAACACCTGAAATAGTGTTATTTGTCAATGCTGAATTAGGAATGGAAGTTAATCCTGCACCTGAACCACTAAATTGAGTTGCGCTTAAAACACCAGTAGAGGGTACAAAACTAAGCTTTGTAGAGCTTGTTGTTTGAGGTAAATTTCCTGTTGTTGTAGAAACAATCGTTGGATACCATGTTGCAACAGAGCTTGTATTGTCAGTAATTGCAGTATTTGTGGCATTTGTAGTTGTAGTTGCAGTTGTAGCAGAACTTGCAGAACCGCTAATATTGACTGCTAAAGAAGTAATTGATCCGCTTGCAGCGTTCAAAGCTACGGCAGTAGTGCCAATATATAGCGTTGAATTGCCTAAAACTGCACTAGGAATAGTTCCTGTTAAATTTCCAGCAGTAAGGCTGGTTAAACTTGCTCCTGATCCGCTAAATCCTGTAGCTGTCAAAATACCGCTAAAAGGGTTGTATTGGTATTTAGTAGAGCTTGTGTAAGAAGTGGATAAATTGCCTGTTGTTTGGTTAGCAAATAATGGATAACGAGTTGCATTAGTTGTAGTGTCATCCGTTACAGTTGCATAAGCTGTAGGGGTAGTCCAAGTAGGAGTGTTAGTGCCATTAGAGGTTAAAACTTGACCAGTTGTTCCTAAAGCAGTAAATCCAGTTACACCAACAGCAGATTGCCAAGGAATAGAACCAGCTACTCCACCAGCTAAATATGTTGCATTAGTAGCATTTGTGGCAGATCCAACAGAAAGCGTAGATTGGGCTACATATTGAGGAGCAGATGCGCCAGCCGTCAATACATAGTTTGTAGTGCCTAAAGCTAAAGTTGTAGTGGTTGCTGCGCCTGATTGATAAACAATAGATCCAGCAGCTCCACCAGCTACGTTTGTTGCAGTAGTAGCTAAAGTAGCAGTTGCTACAGCTCCGCTAACAATAGAACCCAAAATTGAAGTAATCCAAGTAGGATTTGAGTAACTTCCATTGGTATATACACCATTAGTGACAGTTGCAGCATTACCAGTAATGCCAATACCCCAAGTACCGCTTGCATTTGTTCCTGTAGTAGAAGGTGCTCCAATAGTGTTGTAGGAAATGGTTTGAGCAACAGATCCGTTATAAGTAATTGGTGAAACACCACCAGCACCACCACTATTGAATGTAACACTATTAGTTACACTTCCTGCTGATGTTGCAGTAGCAGCATTTCCACCAATACTTAATGAGGTGGCTGTGCCAGTTAATCCTGTTCCAGGGCCACTAAACTGCGTAGTCGCAGTAATTGTTGTGCCTCTTACAGTCGTTGCCGTTGTTGCGCCTATAGTAGTGCCATCAATAGAACCGCCTGTAATGGCTACAGAGCTGGCATTTTGCGTTGACATTGTGCCAAGACCGCTAACCTGAGTATTGGCAATAGCGATTGAGGTATTGGTAACGCTATTTACTTGACCGCTTGCATTAGTTACAAATACAGGAACGCTAGATGCAGATCCGTATGTTCCAGCAGTTCCAACTGGGGTAATGCTAAAAGTATTGGCACTTAAAGATAATCCTGTGCCAGCGTAATAAGTGTTTGTGCCTGAGAATTGAACCCAAGGCATTGCAGTTACATTGATTGTGCCTGTTGCAGCAGCCGTACAAACCCATCCTGTATCTTGCTGACCGCCATTGAGGATAACTGTATAAGCTCCTGGCACTTCAGACCATACATCCATATCAACGGAACGAGTCCAAGCACCTGATGAAGCTATATATATGCCGTTAAATTGACTAGAAGATTCATTTTTAACGAGAACTCGATCTCCTGCTAGGGTAGTGTACCCATCAATCGTTTGAAGCCCTGACAGCGTTATAGGGGCTATTGTGGCGCATTGACAAGCAGCTTTAGGGCCAAGACCTTGAGCTACTGTATCGACATACAATTTATTAGCAATATCGGCATTAGCACTAGGGGATGTTGAAATCTGCCCTGTAGTCGCACTAATATTAGTAAAAACCCCAGTAGAAGGGCTTGTATTTCCGATTGGACTGCTATTTAAAGTCGAATTGGTA